TGTCTTTAGTACTAAGCCAGGAACTGCTCCATTTTTGAAGAAGTTCATCTGGAAATCTTTCATATCGTATAACAAGTTGATTGAGCGTTTAGCTGAGCTTAATCTTGACTTACCTCGATATATTGAACCTGATGAATTATCTTGAATATGTATAATCTCATCAGCTTTATATTTAGTTCCGTTATAATCATACCCTTTGATAAATGTTTTCTTATCTGGAATAATAGTAACGTTCTCGGCAGGTAGATGGTATAAACTTGCACCATCATAATACATAAAGGCATTACCATCCATAATCATATCTAGAAAGATGTTTCTCTTAAAAGCATCTGCTGATTGATACGGGTTAGGATTCCTGTTAAGTAGAGTTACTAGCTTTTTATGTCTAATAGTTGCTACTCCGGGGAATGCTTCTTTGTCTCCTACATCTATATTGATCTGCGCTGCTGCATCAACAATCATATTAACACCGCGATTAACCACCTCTAATCTATCATATGCTCTTTCATAAGGCAATGAAGGTTCTAGGGGTCCTTGACTTCCTTGGGCTGCCGCTATTTGTGGCTGCGCCGGATTCAGTTTCTGAATCAAATTCTTAATTATTCCCATATTCTTTTACTCTTCTTTTTTCTACCCAGCGTTGCTGCTTGGGGCCAGTGACTAAAGCAGGTTTCTTACCGTATATGGAATGCAGTTTTAAATGATGTTTGTGACAAAGAGTAATTGTATCATCATAAATTTCTTTATGGTGTGCTTCAATAAACTCATCCCTCATTTCCATCATATCTTCCGCAGTCGATATAACTAGTTTCTTTACTTTAATCCACTTATCAAGAAGTTCCGTTACACTTAAAAAGTGGTGGAAGTCTAAAGACTCAGTTCCACCACAGATGTAACATTCCTCGTCCTTTACATAAGCGGACTTTGCGCGGTCTCTTATGTATTTAATCTTATCACGTTTAAGTTCACTCATAGGTTGATTTCTTAAAATTTCTCTGTATATGGGCAATTATATCAAATTTCAACAGAAAAGTCAAGAGCTATTTTTGACCTGGTATACCCTAAAACGTTATATCCGTTGCTACAAACGTATATAAGGCGTAGCGCAGGGCATCTGACATATGAGATGCCATGTTGTGTACCGGTTTTTCAGTTAGTAGGTTCTCATTAGGATTCCACTGGTATTGATCTAATGCCATTAGAGTGTGGTCGCACTTTTGATCTACTATCAATTTGTCATTATCCACAATTGTAGCGACTGACGCAATCCCATCCAGTACACTCTTAGTTGCATTGATAGTTGAAATATCGTAGTTCTGGGCTAAATCGAAACGCATTTGCTGAGCTGCGGAGTCGATGTAGATCGCGTCTATATCCCACTTACTAATTAGTGCTTGAATAACTTCAGCGTGCTGCTCAGTAGTCTTCTCAGCTTCCATATACTCGTCTAAAATATAATATGTTTGTGAGTCCCAATCATACCCAATAACGCAAAATGCGGTAGGATCGCGGTAACCAACGTCAAGACCTGCAAATACATCCATCTTGGAAGTATCAAGTTCCTCAAGGTTTGCCACACATTCTTCGTAGTTGAAGTCCCATACTTGTCCTTGGAAAGTATTAAAAGAGGCTAAGTACTCTTGTTCAAACTCAGCCTTAGACATACCTTTCTTAGCCTCATCAATATCTTTTTGGGATATCCTAGGATTTTCGTGGTATGTGGCTCGTAGTGATATCCAGTTATCGTACTCGTCATTGAACCCGCGTTGGTAGAAGTCGGAGAACCAGTTATTTCTTCCACGTGGGGTAGATATAAATAGACACTTACTATTAGGTTTATCTAGTGTAGGTCTTAGGGCTACGTTGAACGCGTCCATCCCTCCATCACCTAGTGCCGCTTCATCGAACATAATAAGATCATAAGACCTACCAACGGTACTATCAACCTGATTGACTGATCCCATACGAATAGTGCTTCCATTTGTTAGCTCTATTATCTTGTCTTTAGCATTGTCTCTGGCTACTTCTAAGTCGAAGTGCTTAATTAGATTTCGTTGTAGATCGAAAGAAATCTGTGATAGTGAATAGTTAGGACTCATGATTAGAACATTTGTACCAGGTACAAGTGCTACTAACTGCCCAATTATGTTTGCTATATAAGTCTTACCTTGTCTTCTAGACAGTGCTGCTACAACAAAACGATATTTAGGATTATTAAGTGCGTTAATCAGTGCAACTTGAGATGCAATAGGAGTTATTCCTAAAAGTTCCATATACTGTTGGATTGGAAGTTTTATAAACCTCTCATCTTTTGGGTACTCAACTAATTCATCTGATCGTACGTCGCTTCTGCTTATTTCTAGCATTAATATTCCTCATAAAATAAAATTAAAAAAGCCCTACTAACGTAAGGCTTTATTCACAGATTTAGTCTTTAGTAAAAATGTGATATACTACTGCAAGTGCTGCTAGACCTACAAGTCCTGCGTTACCTAGGTTAGTAATGATGCCGGTAATAGTTCCGATAACATCTCCACCAATGAACGGTACAGTTCCGCCAAAGATCACTTGTAAAACTATTGCTAGAGCAATTAATGCTACTCCGGCCTCTGTTGCGGCTTTAATCCAGCCCAGAATTTTATCTACCATATATTCTCCTATATTTAAGATTTGTCAGTATTGACAAGTACAAAATTATACCAGGTTTTCGTAATTTGTCAATACTAAATTTCTTAGGTGGTAAAAATTACCTTTGTGGGCTATCTTTTCATTGCTGCAGACCCAAAATAAAAGCCAATAATATTCATTATAGCTACAGGTAGCCACTCTGGGGTAACAAATCCATCTAGTTTAATATACTCTGTAACGGTATGAGTAGTATCAATAAATAAGAATTTGAACCCCTCGGTTACCTCTATGGGTACATTGGTAGATACACCCATAATTGGCGCCATAAATACAATTCCGACTCCTGCTAAAAGACTGAATACTACTATGAATCTTCTGATCCACGCAGCATTAGGGTTTTGCATCTGCCTAGCGTTATTAACACCTTTTTCGATTTGTAAGTTACCTTGCAGTAACATCTTATGCTGCTCCGCTTTATCGGCTTGAGCTTGGCCCCACATTTTCATTATACCGCCCATAGCGGTAGAGCCTAACATACTTATTGCTTCGATTGGTAATCCAAACATACTTTCTCCTTACTGCGCTTAGAGGTAGTTTTGTTTTGTTATTAATTTACCTCAATTCCCATCTTTTCATAATCTTCTTTTAGCCACTTAAGTTCAAGCCTTCTATCCTCAGCATATAAATCTTCGATATCTGCGCCGTTTATAGAGGTATCTTTAGGATCCTCCGTAATAGGCAAAACAGCCATTACGTCCTTATGATCTGCTAAGGTACAGTGATATACCTCGTGGCCCATTATGGCCATCGCTTCTCTGTCATCCCATATCTCAGCTAATATAATATGTACATAGCACACATCTTCATCGGGTCTAACATTAGTGAACCCACGTACTCCGGCACCCTCAGGTAACGGCTTACCGGTTGCTTTCTCAAAAGCCTTATTTAGACGATCTCTACTTGTATACGTTATAATTTTAAGTACAAAATCGGTCCTTACTAACTCTACTTTTTGATCTGGCCCATACTTAGCTAAATCGAAGTCGTCTAAAGCTTTGGCATTTTGTACTAAGGTGATCCCAAGAAATAGAGCTAAAGAAGCGAATAGCACGTGATGTATTACCATCTTCATGAGAAAGCCTGGTCCATAAATAGTGCGAAGGCCGCAATTGTTATTGGGGTTAGTACCATCCAAGCAATTACATATGCTAGACACTTACACTTTACCCATGTCCATGATTGAAAACACTTCTTTTCGGCTATACACCTTGTTAGTTTGAGAAACATAATGATTTAATATCCGTCCTTATGAATAAGGTACTTGGCTTGTATATACGCCTTTACTATGCCACTTCTAACAATGTCCTCTGCTTGAAAGTGATTTACACTAAACCAGTTTGGCATAGAGCCCAATACTTCAACGAATTTACAGATATCCTTATCTGATCGTTTAGTGAAGTCTGTCTGCATAAAGTCTCCGCAGAATAGTGCTTTAGAGTTTTGACCTAGTCTAGTTAATACTGAATCAGCCTCATGAGATGTACAGTTTTGAAACTCGTCCATAATTACGATACAGTTATCTAGCGTTAGCCCTCTAACATAAGAGGTAATCATAAAACGGATTACTCCATGTTTTACTAGAATTTCGTATGCATCGTCTCTACCGAATAGTTCTGAACATATCTTTTTATATGGTAATTCGTACACCTGGGACTTCTCTTCGAGGTTTCCAGGCAAGAAGCCGATATCCCTAGTAGGGACTGCGCTTCGTACTATTACTAATTGCTGTACATCCATCTGCCCATAGATAATATCTTGAAAGGCTTTATATAGGCTGAGAAATGTTTTACCAGTGCCAGGGAACCCCATTAATAATTGAGAGTTTCCTTTATCGTAGTTGTCGAAGAAATGCTGTTGTGCATCAGTCATTGCTTCAATAGGTTGTAAACTTAAATTTAACTTTGAAATGGCGCTAGACGCCGTCATCTTTTTCTTTTTTGACATTAATCCCTTTTTGTACTAATAGTGGCTATAACCGCTGATATTAGAATAATAAATAAGAGGGCATAAAACCCTCTAAAATCTTTTCCATACTAGGAAGGTCTTCCTCCCCGATCTCTTCGTAAGAGTCGATGTCTTCCTCTACTATAGTTACTATAGAGGTATGTTTTACAGGTGGTTTAACTTTATTACTAGTGCTTGAAAACGTAGTACATCCAGATAAAAATAAAAACATAAAAATCAATATTACCTTCATTTAGTCTCCAGTGTATATATTTCATTTAATAAGTGCTTTAAAAAAGCCTGTCTAACTTCATCGAACCTTCCTTCCTCATACATCAAGGCCCATTTATATCCATTGGTGTTCATAAGCTCACCTAAAACTTCAACTTGGTTTCCCATTGCTTTATTGTAGGCGTTCATGAACTTCCGAGTATCCCCTTCATTATATGCAGAAGATAGTTCCTTAAACACTTCTTCATCCCCTCCCTTGTCCGGATGAACCTTAATAGACGCTTCTTTATACATCTTTTTTAGGCTTATATCTTTCTCTTTCTCGGTAGCTGGGCCACATAACTCATTGTATATTTTCATATACTCAGGAACTAGTGCTTCGATTTTAGGTATATTGCTTTCTATTAGAGACTCTACTCTGTGTATCTCTTCGTCTGCTAAAGTATATAATATTAAATCCATAATAGAAAACCCTCTCCTTTCGGAAAGGGTGAAAATACTAGACTCCCCGAAAGCCTTATATTTGTGTATTTAAGATAACCCTCAGTTAGTCCATATGCCGAATCAACGGCGGGTTTATTTTAGTATAGGTCGTCTCAAATTAGTGTAGGACTCGTCTGCTAGAAACGGTATCGTTTTTAACATGCGCGGGGTCCTCGTAAACCTCGTTGTACAAATAGACCACAACTTCGCATAAGTTGCTTAATCCTTGTTCCTCTGGGCTTAACTCTTGTGTTCCTTCTTTTGCCTGTAAACCTTCCATTGCAACTGCGCAATTTTCATAAATTGAAGTTATCCATTCATCGTCAAAGTCTACCATATATCTCCTTTTAAGCTTTATTAGTCTGCAAATTGTCCGTTTATGTCTTTGAAGTGGCCATACTGTTTAGCTTTAATCGCAGAATTTTCCTCTTTTAGGGAGTGTAGCATCTCTTTCATATGACGGCTCTCTGATTTAATTTCAGCTAAGCCAACCATTACTTCATTATGCATCGTTGGCCACCCCTCTATAAAAGCCGTGTTCTTCTCCGTTTGTACTTGTAAAGCCTTTTGTTTAGCACTAAGTTCGCTTGCCCACCATACTGTTGATATCGTTTGGGCAAAGATAGCTATAACTACTGCTCCAGCTGCGTTCTTGAGCCATTTAGGTAACTGCGGATCCCTTAACTTTAAGAACTCTATGTCCTTATGTAGTGCTGCCTGACAGCTGCTCATATCCCTCTTAAGAATCTCCAGATCAGTTTCAATAGAGTTTACCCTACTCTCCACAACTACTTCTCGGCAGGTTTCTCCACAGGTTTAGAAGCTGTGGGTGCTTTTTTTGCTACGGGCTTAGGAGCGTCCTGCTGTTTTTTAACTACAGGAGCTGGTGCTCTTAATTTAGCCACTTCTTCTATAGCCATACCTGACATACTAGCGATTTCTCCATCACTATAGCCATCTGCAATTTTGCGTTTTACTTTTTCCAGTTTCATTTGTTTTTAATCCTTAATTTTGTGAGTTCTAAATCCATTGCTGATACTTTGTCTGTCAAAGCCTCAATACACCTTAGTGTCCATGAATCGAAGTCCTCACCTTTGGGTGCTTCCTTAGTCGTTAGTTTTTGTAAAACTGAGTACGCTCTTTCTGCTTGGCTCATTTGCCTCTCCTTTATTATTCTTTCTAAATTCGTCGATCATTCCCTGGGTAGCTTCTGGGTACATTTCTAAAATGTCCTCGTCTGCTAGGTCAGGGAACTTATTCATACGTTGTTCAATATAGTGCATTTATCCATCCTTTAATAGTTTTTTCATTAACTCCCCATAGTTGCCTTCACCGAACGTACTATTATCATTGATCTGAACATTTGTTTGATTCTTGATAGTAGATTGCTCTGCTTTAGCTGAGTCTGTCTGAGCTTTAATCTCATCCATTCTTATTTTATGAGCCATTTGCAGTAAGTCTGCGATATCCTTGTTGGATGTCATATCTGCTTCTTCTAGTTCTTCCAGTTTGCGCTCAATGATATCATCTAAGGCACCCGCTAACTTAAAACGGTTTCTATACCCTATATCAAGAAAAACAGTGTCTACATATTTTTTCACTTCACGCTGCCCCAAGTAACGAGATACTTGATCTTCGGGAAGTCCTAAAGTTAAAGCGGTTTCTGCAACTGAGGTTGTTTTTAAATAGGTGTTTGCTATTTCCAGGCCTTCTGGACTTATGTGCGCATCTTCCACTTTTGCTAGATTATTCATTTATACCTCCATTTTATATGCTATTATATCAAAATATGAGCAAAATGTCAACTACTATTTTTCTTACGTGCATAAAAAACCCGCGGTTAAGCGGGTTCTTGTTAACTAGCTATAGTTTAAAATGCAACAGTTAGTTTAGCACTGAATATGCCATCTGCATCTTCAGTTTTAGAGTATTCGTACTTCATAATACCACGCTCTAGTTCAGCAACATATGTATCTAAATCATTTTTGATAATATACTTACCAGTTACAGTACCTATATCAGTAGCTAAAGAGGCTATACCTGCTGTAACTGTAGAACCTGTATTAGCATCTGATACATCACCTAAAATACCGTCGTTTTGAGTGACTCCTGCAGTATCTTCAACGTCAATGTAAACACCAGTAACATTAATAGAAGTACCTTCTGCGATAGCAATATCAAGACCTGCACTTACTGCAGTATTACGACCAGTAGCAGTTTCTTGTGTTTCGATAGTAGTACCAAATCCGAAGAAGTTAGCAACTACAGTAATAAAGCGGTCAGTAGCAGATACGTTTTGTACAGTAACATCTAAACCAGCAACTTCGAAACCTGCATCCATAGTAGCCTTACCTTCGCCTGATACTTGTCCTATAGTTACTGAAGCACCAGCAATTGAAGTACCTACTTCAAATTGATTAGTTGCGGCACTTTCCGCCTGTAATAAACCAGAGCCGTTTTGTGACTTGTAGTTACCAGCTTTAAAGTCTAAACCTTCAATACCTGCTTGTACAAATACTTGACTAGTAGTTAAAGTTGAACCACCTGTTAAATCTTCTATCATTACAGTTACTTTGGCACCAGCAGCTGAACCCACTAATGTTAGGTCTAGGTCTTGAGCATACGTAGCTGCTCCGCCTTCTGTAAATGTACCTTCGTACGCGCCGTTAATTGAGACGTCTGCACTTGCAGCTCCAGCAGCAAATAAAGCTGCTAACATAATATTTTTATTCATAATGTATCCTTTTAAGATTGTTGCAGAATTGCAACACATGTAGTATTTATTCTAAATACTGAGACATATTATACCATATTTATGAAACTTGTCAACCATCATTTTTCTTAAGTAATAAAAAACCCGCGGTTAAGCGGGCTAATCTACAACTAAGTATTCCATAAGTGTGCTCATCATAAAGTCACACCTATTTAGCTTATCTCTTATAGCAAATTCGGATTGAACTCCGGCTCCTGCTAATTCGTTTATAAGTTTATTTCTACACTTATCTAAGGTGCTTATCGTTCTTTGCAACTCTAGAAAAGTGGGGTTGTACTCTTTCTCCCACTGATCAGGCCATAGGTCCTCTAGTGGTTTTCTTCGTTTTTTGAACTGTATTAGAGTTCCCAAAACTCTCCTTGGTGTACGTCGCACTTATGCATGCGTATAGCCTTATTCATAAGCTCTTCGTCCCCTATATCTGCAATTTTCCCCATTTCTACTAAAACTAATACATACTCTACATACTCAGTTTGCTCTGATGTATGTAAGCTACTCCAATTATCCATCATACTGTAAATGACTCCCCGCATCCGCATTTTGCTTTAGATAAAGGATTATAAAACTCAAATCCCTCATTAAGCCCTTCCTTAACATAGTCTAACTCAGTACCATCAATTAGTACATGGGACTTCTTATCCACCACTAATTTGATACCATTGGAGAAAAACTCCAAGTCATCGTCTGTTATCCTATCAGCAAATTCTAGTTGGTAAGCATACCCAGAACAACCAGTCGTTGTTATCGATACCCTTAACCCAAATCCAGAACCTCTCTTCTCTAAAAACTCCTTGGCTTTATTTGCCCCAGCTTCAGTTATACTAATCATACTGAGAAACTACTCCCGCAACCACACGTTGTTTTAGCGTTTGGGTTGCTAATAATAAATCTAGATCCTTGTAAATCTTCAAGATAGTCTACCGTAGAGCCTATTAAGTATTGATAACTCATAGGATCAACAACAAGAGTAACATCTTCGTTAATCACTATACTATCACCTTCTTTGTCTTTATCATCAAACATAAACCCATATGAGAATCCTGAGCATCCACCGCCCATTATATAGACTCTTAGTTTTAACTCTGGTTTGCCCTCTGCTTCAATCATTGTTGAAACTTTACGGGCTGCCCCATCCTTGAATTCTATTTCTGCAATTTCGCTAATAATTCCTCCTCGGTTTCTACCCTCATTGGATCAGGTAGGCAGCAATCTACTGGGCAAACCTCAACGCACTGTGGGGTATCAAAATGACCCACGCACTCTGTGCACTTGTCTCCATCAATTTCAAAGATTTCATCGCCTAAATATATTGCCTCGTTTGGGCACTCTGGCGCACAAACATCGCAATTAATACATTCATCAGTTATTAGCAGGGACACGGTCTTTATAGTCCTTAATAGCAGCTTTAATACAGTCCTCTGCTAATACAGAGCAGTGTATCTTAACTGGAGGTAGCTCTAACTCTTCTACGATTTCAATATTCTTAATAGCGGAAGCCTCGTCTAGTGTCTTACCTTTAACCCATTCGGTTAAAAGAGAGCTAGCAGCAATAGCAGAACCACACCCATATGTTTTAAACTTAGCATCTTCGATAATACCATCTTTAACTTTAATCTGTAGTCTCATAACATCGCCACAAGCGGGTGCTCCAACCATGCCTGTTCCTACAGTTATATCATCTTTTGGAAAAACTCCTACGTTACGTGGATTCTCATAGTGATCCAATACTTTTGGTCCGTATGCCATTTTATAGTCCTACTAAAGCTCCGAAGTCAGCTTTTCTGATAATACCAGGCTTTATTACAGCTTCCTTACCTTCTTCTAAGAAGATGGTTGTAGGTACAGCACGAACACCAAATTGCTCAGCAACCTTTCTACCTTCATCTGTGTCAATATCTAAAGCTGATATTTCCCAGCCGGAGCTAGTTAAATCATCTTTAAATGAGTTAAATATTGGTGCATATTGTTTACACGGTCCACACCATGTAGCACTTAGTTTAATTATTTTATTCGCCATTCTTTTTTAACTCCAGTAATCTTCTTCATCTAAATCCATTATGCTACTCGTAGCTTGAATGTCTTTAAGTATTGTTTATATGCTCTTTCGACAACTTGATTGGTCGAGTCGCCTTCGGCCTTGTACTCAACCCACAAGGACATCTTCTGTCCCATAGTGAGGGAGTCATACCATTCATCCATTAGCAATTGCTTTCTCATTTTTATTCTCGAACCATTTAACGGCTTCTTCATCCCATTTATCCATACGTACATAAGACATATATCTAGGGCTCTCTACCATGTTAGGATTAACATCTAAGCCAATACCTTCCATGAAGTTTACAATACCGATACGCTCGATCATTTCACCGGTGCGTTCGTGCTCTAAAGCATTCTCAGCAAAGAAGTCAATAACTTCACCAGCAAGTTCTTCGATGTATTCATAATCTTCAGCAGTATCCATTTTAAGGAAAGGTACAACTACTGTACCAAATAAGTCACCAATCTTAAGAGTTCTTTTACCCCCCATACAAATTGTTACACCTCTATCATCACCTTGTTCAAGTATTGCACCTTCTGAAGCATCACTAATATATTTGTGAGTCTTTGGAGAAGTAACATTTAAACAGTGCATACACTTAACACAGTTCTTATTATCGATCTCTAAACTAGTGTCTGGAAGCATTTTCATTGCTTGTGTTGGACATCTACTAATGATATTAGCATTAACGTGAGCAACACCATCATCGGCAACCATCTTCTTCCAAGCAGTCTGATTGATCTTAATGTCGTCACGCCATGTACCGATAGTAGCGAAGTCTGAACGCTCAATAGAGTTCATACAGTCGTTAGCACAACCCGATACTTTAAACTTCATCTTATAAGGTAATGCAGGTCTATGCATATCATCTAAGAACGCATTAACAAGTGTTCTTAATACTGCTTGTTCGTTCACGTTAGACATCTCACACCTAGCAGCGCCAACACATGACATGCCGGTTCGTACTGCAGGACCTGCTCCACCCATATCAAAACCAATATCGTTTAATTCGTTAAATATCGTTTGAGTAGTTTTCTCAGTTGCACCCTGAAACATAATATCACCTGATTGACCATGGAAGGCAATTAAGCCTGAACCTCCATTGTCTGTAAATGTATCACATAAGTTTCTTAATAGGTCCGAGGTATAGTGCATACCTGCAGGTGGTTGAATTCTAAGAGTATGAAACTCCGTTGCATCCTTAAACCTAGTAGTACCGTCAGAGTTCTTCAATTCATTGAAACGGGGTATAACTCCACCACCGTAACCGATAACTCCTACTGTACCACCTTTCCAGTAACCTTTCTTAGTTACATAAGATGTTTCTAAAGTAGCTAAAACATCTCTTACCATTGAAGCACCCTTGTGTGAGTCGGATGCTAATCTTTTCATTCCTGTGACGAACGAAGGCCAGGGGCCTTTCTCTAGTTCGTCTAAGTTGGGTGTATTATATAGTTTTACACCCGACGCTAATTCTTTTGCCATAATGTTCTCCTTTTAAGGCGGAGACTTAGAAATAGAGTGCTTTGAACTTAATCTACCGCTCCAATACTTCTACCATCTGCTTTCTTTCCATAATATATTCCAAGTCCATCTCTATGGTACCATCGGTTAAACCACTCGGAATATTTCTTTTTGTCTTCCTTAGTCATTCCTATATCCAGTGTAACCTGATGTGTCTGGAAAACCCTGCCACCAACTTATTGTCTTTAGTCTAGCTAAGATAAGTTTGTGCTTTGGTAATTTAACGTGATCTGGCTTCTTACTGTTTAGGTATATTGTAAATTTAAGGTCTTCACATAGTGAGGCCTTTTTGTTAAAGATTCTATCGGCTCCTTTTAGGAATCCGCATAATCCTGAATCGTGATACATCTTCTTTCTCCTTTTTTCTTGTTTACTAAAAAGGACGTCGTTGTCGTGCTTTTAGACCCGTCGTTGGATCTTATGGTTTATAGTCCTCTAAGGTATGAATCTTATTATGAGTTTCTTTCATAGATTCTTCTACCTTTTCTAAAGTCTTTTCAACCATATCTAATCTCATGTTTTGTTCCGCATCATCTGGTAATGCACCTAGTTCACCTCTAGGCCATTTAATTCTAAATTCACTATTCATATCAACTTGGATATTAGCTACTTTTAGGTTGTGCTCAAGGAATGTAATCCTCTCTGTCAAACCAAAGTACCCCCAAACTGCAATGCCTACACCAACCATTATCTGTAAAAACCAGCGTAAGTTAATCTGCATGCCTGTACTGTCACCAATTTGTTTTTCGTTCATTCAAACCTCTCCAATACTTTGCACTGCCTGGCGGTTGTGTGGCCTATTTAATTAAGTTATTTTTCAATTTTCATAAATGTATTATACACGAAGTTGAGGTCGGTGTCAAGTATTATTTTTATTTCTGTTAAAATAATTTGAAATATTTTTTTAAAGTTGGGGCTACTTGCTCTTTGTTGGTCGGGTCTGTTTTCGTTATAGAGCCGTTAATGATCTTGAGGTATTTCTAATTGTTTACGTGCGGGGGTGCTCAGAGGTCAACCACAGATTGTGGTCTAATAACCCCCCTAATAATAGGGGTACCCCTACCCTATACCCCTACTATTTGTGTAAGGTTATTAGATTAATTTTCATAATAAGGGTTGACTTATTAGATTTTCTCTGTATAATAGTTTTTAAGGGTTGAGCAAGGGCTTAACCCAGAATGTCAATAAGGAGAAATTATATGACAATTACAAATACTGTTAAAAACTACACTAAAGAGCAAGAAGCTACAATGATTGCTGAATACAAAATGAACCCATCAAGAGCGACTGTTGATGTCCTCGCTAAAGATTTGGGTAAATCTGTTAAATCTGTTATTGCTAAACTTGTCACTTTAAAGGTATATGTTAAGGCTGTTAAGGTAACTAAAACAGGTAAGCCAAGCATAAGCAAAAAAGACTTGGTTAATATAATCAATGAGCATTACAACTTACAAATGCCATCATTGGTTAAGGCAACCAAAGATGATTTGCAAACTCTTGTGACTAACTTATCTAACTAAAGGAATTGGGGTAGTAATACCCCACTATAATATTATGAAATTAAAATATAAAACTATAGATATATTGCTCAACGCTTTAATCATTATTTCTTTTACAATTTTAGGAATGTACGCTTACTCAATGGCATTAGCTATTGGCATTATAGGAGGAAATATATGATGTTTAGAGAAAATTTATGGCACTTATTCCATAGAAAATAGAATAAAATGATCCCGCCATTGAGCGGGATTTTTTTCGCCCACCTCACCCCACCGATCTATATAAGAATATTATAATATACTTATATAGATCTGCGCCGATTTTACACTACAACACACAGAATGTCAAGGTTTATAACCCCATAAATAACGAGGGATTAGATCAATCTATTTGTAAAATAAACACTATATATACTTGACACAATGAATTAATATGATATAATAGACCCATACAAAGAAAGAAAAACTTCTTTCTACTATATAAGGAAATACTAATGTTAAATAAGAAATCGGCAGAAATTATGGGTTGGGTTGGATTAGGTTGTCTACAATTTAATTCTGTACCAGCAATTATGTCATCACTTGAAAATGGTGAAACAACTCCATTAGGTACGATAATATTAACTATAATAGGACTAACATTATATTTGGTGCGTTCAATAGCAACTAATGACACGCTTTATACTGTGGGTAATATTATCGGCTTGGTTGGTAACGGAATTTTATTATTAACTATTATGATTTAAATGCTTGACAACAGGGTAAAACCTGTTATAATATACATATACAACAACAACAATGAGGATGAGGGAAATGGGAAAAATAAAGAACATAGCGATTATTGATACAGAAACAGCAGGTGGTTTTGGTGATTTAAAGATATATGATTTTGGTGTAGTAATTATGACGCAAAAGGGTGAAATCATTGCTGAATATGAAAGCCTTGTCAAGGAGGTATTTATCCCTAAACATATGGCTACTGCTTACTATTCAAAAAAGATTGAATGCTATTATTCTATGCTAATGGACAGCATGAGAATACGCCCTTGGGATACTATCCGAGATGATGTAAATGCTTTATTTAAAAAACATAATGTAGAGATTGTATCAGCGTATAATTTAGGTTTTGATACTAGAGCAATAAAAGCCACTACTAAGAAATATTCTAAGCATGATACATTTTTAGAGGGTAATAAAGACACACTGGATTTGTGGTTATGGTCATGTCAATCATTATTAAGCAAGACGAAATTTCACAAATATGCCACTGCTAATGGTATGGTTACTAAAGCGGGTAATGTAAAAACATCGGCAGAAGTATCTTTTTCTTATCTTCACAATATACCCAATTTTGTAGAAAGCCACACGGCATTAGATGATTGTTACATTGAAGCAGACATTGCAAAGACCTTACTAAAAAGAAGGGTAAAGAAACCTTTAAACAAACCGTTCGGTAGTCCTTGGAGATTGGCTCAGGTAGCATAAAAATTATGACAAAACAAGAATTAATTTTAACAATGAGGGCGAAAGCCCAAACCGCCAAAACTCCAAAGATGATTAAATTCTGGTTAGGTAATATTAAATCAGTAAAAAGAAATTATCCCCCAACTTGGAAATAACAAATCTATATTAGCATATTATAATATTATAATATGCTACTGCGCCGGCGGCACACGGCTCTCCACCTATATCATATATTATACGCCTATTTGGGGCAATTTGGGAAAGAATACCCCCATAAATAAAAGGGGCTATTTTTGCCGAGGGCGCGCTCTGCGCCTAAGTGCAAAACTGCGCCGTTTTAAGTGGTGGTCTGCGCCGATTATACAGTGTGCGGACGAGGTTGTCAAGGAATTTTTCAGATTTCTGCGTAAAAACTTTTTAACGAAATTAGGCAAAAAAAGCCTTGACAAAGTGCCTGATTTTCTATATAATATACATATAAAGATTGAGAAAGAAAAGAAAACAGAAAACAAACTAAATAACGCTGGGAGGCAAAATTATGATTACAAACAACGACCCAAAAAACTACACTGACGAAATGGTAGCAGAATTAGTAGCAGGCTATAAGATGAAAGAAGTACCAAACAAAGACTTCGTAGAAGAAGTTGCTGAAACTTTGGGCAAAACTGCTAAGTCAATCATCTCTAAGTTGGTATCCTTAAAGGTGTACGAAACTGAAGCAAAAGTATCTAAGTCAGGTGTGCCAGTTGTGTCCAAAAAAGACCTAGTTGCACAAATTGAAGCACACTACGGTTTTGAGGTGCCTTCGTTCGCTAAGGCTACTAAGGCGGACCTTCAAGCCTTAGTTGATACCTTAAACTAATCTCCAGTGGTGGGCGCACGTTAAAACGCCTCCTAGTCATTGCCACCTTGACGATAAAATAAGATGGACTAAGCCTCGCCCACAGCGGGGCTTTTTTACGCCTGTAAAAAAGGCGCAAGGCGCCGACGTAAGTGCAAAACTGCGCCGATTGGTAAGGCGCCTAAGTGCAAAACTGCGCCGATTGGTAAGGCGCCTAAGTGTAAAACTGCGCCGTTTCGCAACCTGTACATTCTCCCATTATAATACATATTATACAGAAGTTTTGCCTTAATGTCAAGAAGTTTTTTAAAATTTGACCAAATCATATCAAAAAATGATATGATTAGCAAAATAATCATATCACGCCCACGTGGGCGCATCGTTGCCCTTTCAGGGCACAATTGGCGCAATTGTGGGCGAGTTAGGGCAGATTAGGGGCAATTTGGGGCAATTCGTGGCAATTTGGAGGGGTTCTGACCAATTTGGAACAATTTTTTCGAGGTCGCGGCCAAAAAACTATTTTTAGTAAGTGGTTAGAAAAGTATTGACAATCTGTTAAAAAAATAGTATAATATCTTTTTAAAAATGAAAAAGGAAAGCAAAATGTTCGAAGATACGGATAAGTTAGTAGAAGAGTTCTTTGGTGCTGTATTTCCTAATGAAAAGAGAGGTGGTCAAGACCAAAAAGTCTAAGTTAATAAGACGAATTCTTAAAAAATGTCTTGACAAGTAGCCGAATGAAGAGTATAATATATATTATGAAGATTGAGAAGGAAAGGAAAAAAAGAGTTTTTCAGTTGTTTTTTAAAGACACTGGAGGGCAACCTAAGTACCAAATAGTATTCGCTGTATCAAAAGCTAAGGCAGTGAAAGGTATCACTAAGATTATTACTAAGATTAAGGAGCTGTATGTTTGAGTTTTTATGTACTTACCTACTAATAGTAATTATTGTAGTATTTATAGGATTGATAATATTTACACTAGAGGAGGACCCTGGAGAATGGAAGTGATGGACGTAGTAGTAACAGTAATGGTAAGTTGGTCAATGTTTGTAGTAGGTGCTATTATATACACCAGAAACTTTGAGAAGAGAGAAACAAAGTTAGCAAAAAGAGCTCATAAAAGAAATTATAATTAGGAGGTAAGAAGATGGAAGTATTCCAGATTAAAGTATTAGAGGGTGAAGGTACACCTATTGTAGAAGGAAGAGACGTGGTAGTATCAGGAACACCAGTAAAGCCAAAGAAGGGAGCTATAACGGCTATACCTCATAGGATGTACGAGATTGATGCGGAATCAGCTAAAGAAGCTCTACAGCTTCTGAAAGACGAGGGTCACTTTAAAGAGTCGGACACAGTGATGTGGAACATACAACTAAATAAGTCTGAAGACATCATTTAATGGGTGAACGATTTTATTTACAACAAAAACAAGGAGCAAGAAATATGTCAAAAGCATACACAGAAAAGCAAGTAGAAGTAATGATTGAAACGTACGGTCAAGGCAACACAGATGCGGAACGTAAAGAAATTATGGAAAAGTTAGCAGTAACACTAGGTAAGACAGTTGGCAGTATTCGTGCTAAGTTAGTAGCAGTAGGTCACTACATTAAGTTAAGTGGTAAATCTACATCAGCCGCTACCGTTAAGCGTAAGAGCGAATTTGTACAAGGTATTAGAATTGCGTTAGGTGCGGGTGACCATGAACTAAAGTCACTGGATAATGCTACTAAGGCAGATTTAGAGGTAATTATGAACCAACTACGTATCATTAACAATATGAAGGAGCTAGGCTAATGGAGTTTCTAGGAAAAGTAGTAATGGGAGTATTTTTGACAGGGTGTTTTATAATGTTAGCGGGGATGTAAATTATGATAAGTGCGACGATAGAGGTACTGATATTTTCAGTAGGTGTCTTAATGGGAATGACAACAATGAACTTATTATGGATGTGGAGGTGTGGAGACGATGGCGACTAAGTATACAAGTGAAGAAACTAGACGTATGATAGAGGTATATCAAGGCAACCCTAACAGGGATACAGTTGATGAACTCGCTAAAGAGATGGGTAAGACAGTTAAATCCATTATCGGAAAGTTGAGCAGAGAAAAAGTATACCAAAAAGTAGAGTATACAACTAAAAGAGGAGAGAAACCTGCTACTAAACTCGAAATGGTTAGTGAGATAGCAGAAATGCTAAAAGGTGATAGTGAAAGACTAGAAACATTGGTTAAATCCTCAAAGCAGGAACTGCTATACTTAAAAGTTTTAGTTGAAGATTTAATGTGGGAACGGGATAATTGAAGCTAAACGAGATAGACGATAGAAACCTCATAGTTCGAAAGAATTATGGGGTTTTTTT